TTTTTATTATACAACTTTAAAAATTCAAAAAACTTTACCATCACAAGGTTATCATGTATGGCATCTTGAACATGGAAAAGGTTTTGATAATGAACCTAGAGCTTTTGTTTTTTCAGTATATTTAAATGATGTAGAAGAAGGTGGAGAAACAGAATTTTTACATCAAGCTATGAGAGTTAAACCAAAAAAAGGTAGAATAGTTATTTGGCCTGCAGCTTTTCCATATTTACATAGAGGTAATCCACCTTTATCTGGTGAAAAATATATTTTAACTTCTTGGCTGCGTTTGAGAAATGCTAAAGATTAAAAAAATTATTCTTCTTCAGGACTTGGCTCTGGTTGAGCCGCATGTGCTGTATTCCATCTATCAATAAATTCTTGAAAATCACCTAAATTAGCGTCTTCCCAAGAAGAATGAGGAGTGCTATCTCTGTACTCTACAGTGTCACTTGGATTAGAGGTTCCATATTGAATAGCCCAA